TAACTTTCCCTTTTCTCGAATACTGTCTGTTCCACCGCCCCACTCGGAAGGGTAGTCCCATTCTGTATAAAATGGTTTATCAATTACCCTTTCGGATAAATTAGAAACTACTACGCCTAACAGTGGTTTTGCGTCATTGGGGGCTTTTGTGCTATCTATAATCATTTTTGCTAAATTTAAAATTTGTACTATTAATAGGCTTTAGTGCTGGAAATCCCCAACGAACGCAAAGCCACAAAACGTTATAGGCAACCGAGCTACACGTTGTCGTTAATCGTGATTTAAAAACCACATTCTTGCTTTAGTTACTATTGCGTTTTTTACTTTCTTTTCGTCAAGTCCGCTTACTTCTAATGTATCTTTTTCTTCTTTCAAAACATCGGTTACAATCCATCTTAAAAATTCTCCTGTGTTTTTAGCATCAATCAAAATGTTGTTTTCTTTAAAGAATGAAATACCTTGTTCTAATCTATTTTCAGAAACAGCCATTTCAACAAACTCATTAATACTTGCCATTGCTTCAACATCAATAGTATTTAAGACTTTTACTTTTGATGCAGAATGTTTTTCGCCCTTTGATTTAAACTTTAATTCTTGGTTTGTAACGCAAGTAAAAACAATTCCTTCGCCTACACCTGATTTATCAAAAAACTTTCCAACAGGACATTCATCTTCAACAGAAATAGTCATTTCAATAAGTTTGTTTTGGATTGTTTCAGGATTATTAAAATCAATATCAATTTCATAAGTAGGAAATTGTAAAATATTATAAATTCCAATTTCGTTTTTATGTAAATCAGTTGGTAAATCAACCCAATTATCATCTACCATAACTCCAAAAATCACAAACATTTTTTCAAGTCCGTTTATTGCAACTCCTTTTTGAACATTTCCACCGCACCATTCTCCATAAATAGCAACGTATTCAGTTGGTTTAAATTTTTCAAATAAGAAGTCTAAATTCTTAACAGACATTGCCGTCATAAATCCAGCATTATCTTCATTTAAAGACAAAACTCTTTCTCTCGATTGAAATTCAATTCTATCTCCGTAATTCACAATTCCTGCATTTGTTCCGTGAAGTTTTACAGTTCCTTTAAATTTTAAAGTTGGGTAATTTTCGGTGTGTTGGTAAATTGCTTTTCCTTCTTCATCTTTTCCTTTGTAATCGTGATTAGATTTTACGGTTCTAATCACATTTCTAAATTGTTCAATACTTGGGTACTTTTTCATTTTTATTAAAATTTAGTTATTAAAATTGTATTACGTGGTATGCCTATAACAAGCGTTTGGAGCAAGTTGCAGAAACATTTTCTTTCTATTCACGATTGCGGTGGCAACCTGCACCAAGCGCAACCGTTATAGTCAATGGCTACGTTAACGTTTCTTCAAGAAGTTTTTCAAATTCTAAAACTTTTTCTTTGTAAGAATCTAATACTTCAAACTCTGTTGTTTGTTTAAGTAAAATAATAGCAGAAATAAAACTTTCCAATAATTCTGGTGCTTTAGAAATTAATAAAGCATCTTCATTATTTGGTTCAACTCCTTCTGTTGGATAGTAATTCGTGTCATCTCCAAAATTACAAATTTCAGAACCATACTCATTTTCTAATGTTGCTAATCTACTTCCGTGCTTTGGAAACCATATCCATTTTCCTTTTGTTCCTTTAAATTCTGTTTTCATAATACTCTCAGTTTTTTAAAACCGCCACTAACTATAACAGTAGTTTGTAGCAATGGCTGGTTTATTGTTTAATTTAATGTTTTGGCTTTTCAGTTATTATAGTTTTTAACCCAAAACTACTCGCTTACCTGCACGCCACTGCAACAAGCTACAAAACGTTATAAGCAAGCTAAAACATCACGTATAGAAATAGCCATTTCATATTCTTCTTCACTAATAGCTAAGTCTAACATTTCTTGTATATCTTGTTTAGTAACTAATCCTTTTTCATAAACTTGTTTAAGTTCTTCTGTGTTGTGTTTTATAACTTCGTTCAATTCTCTTTTATCGTAAGAATTATGAATCACAATCATTTCTTCGTCTTGCCACAAAATATTTGGCTTACAAGCACAACTGCTATTTTCAGTATGCGGTTTTAAATCGTTAATTGGAATTATATTTATCATAAAAGCCTGCTTATAACAGTGGTTTTGCTCAATGGCTGTATTAGGCAAAATTTCAGCACTGTTTTGTATTTGTAAAATTTGTTTTTAATTCAATAATTTAGGATTGCTTTTCAGCCACTAAGCAAAGCCACAGAACGTTAGCACTTATTTTCTGGAACGAGTGCTAACGACAAGTTCAGATTTCCTAATTATGCAAATTTCATTCTCGAAAGGCGTTTCAAAATTCCATCTATCAAGTGTAAATTTTGATATTCCTATTTTGTGAGTATTACATAAGATTGTTAAATCTCCGTAGTAAAAATGTTTTTCGTTTTCGAGTGCATTTTTTAATTCGATGTGGTAAAGTTTTTTATTCATTATACGTTTCTGTAATAAAATTTATTGTTATTTGAACATACAAGTCTAAAACCTACATTTGTTAAAGAATTAGTCAAATGAATTGCTAAACATCTATCAGACTCAAACAAATTATCTTCAATTTTACGAAATGATTTGTTTTCTTTTGCTCCAAATTTTTCAACTCTTTCCTTTATATAATCTTCAAATGTTTTCATATTATTGCTCGTTTATGTTTAGTATTTTCATATCACTACCCCAGTTTACCTCAAATCTTAATTTTGCTCTTTCTTCGTTAAACGCTTCAATAATAATTTCACGATTACTATTGTCAGTGTGCTGGAATTGTATTTTAAATTTTTTCATAATTTCTATTTGTTTAGATTTCTTTTACAAATATAGTGATTAATATTTGTATAAACCTAATTAAATTACAAAAATAAATATTAAATTTTGTAAATAGCAATAAAAACAAGTGCTAACAGCGGTTTTATTCAATAGCGGTTTCGGTCTTTAATCGAAACTTTGTGTGTGTTTTTAAGTTTTATGCATAACTGAAAGTTGGTTTTTTACTTTTTCCGCTACTGAAATAAAGCCACAGGACGTTATAAGTAACTTTAAAGAACATTGCGTATAAAGAGGGTGTCATACCTTTTTGAATTGCCTCTGTTTGCTATTGTGTGCAGTAGCATCAGGTAAACTTACATTCATAGAACCGTTGGCACACTATCGATACTTTGGTAATCTAACTAATTCTTACCTTTGTTTTTATACGCAAAATTTACTTATATTGTTGTTAAATCTTTTTTCATATTCTTTAGTCTGACAATAAAATCATTCCATTATCAAAATAAATTTTGATTCTCTCATATTTTTTTCGGAACTTCGTCAAGCGACTCCCCGTTATTTTTCAGACGACTACGGTTAAATTCTAAAATCTTATTCATAAGTTTTTCATCACGCTTATTTTGCGGAAAATATGACTTTTCTAAAAACTCAATTTGTTCATAATTCCACATTCTAAAACACTTGAAGATGTAAAACCAAATCCAAGTTTTAAGCCACGAAAAAAATAAAACAACGGCTACCAGTGGTTTTGACTTATTGCCATATTTGGCTGTATTTTTATTTGATTTTGCATCAGTTTTCATAGTGATAAATTTAAAGTTGGTATTGTATTTAATCGGCAACAAACAAAGCTACATAGCGATGTGCCAAAATACATAACTACATAAACATTCATTCTCTAAAATCAAAATTCAATTCATCATTAGGGTCTGGGATGTTTATGTATAGGAATTCCGCACCCCATTTTTGAATGTCTTTTATGTATTGGCAAAATTGTGTTGTTGTCATTCCAGAACTTGTTATTTGCATATTTATTACCTCGCCTGTGTTTTTATTTGCAATTTCTTTATTAGGAGCAAATAATTTTAACAATATATCGTAGTGGATTGCCTTCATATCTAAAAACTCCCCTGTTTGCTCTAATAAACCATTTTGAACAAGTGGTAAAACACACCCCCAATAATAATTGTTTTGAGGGTTAGTGCGTTTTTTGGATAGTTTTGCAAAAGAAATTACAACATCTTTATTGTTAAAAAACTTAATAGCATTTAAAACTAAATTTCTATTTCTTTTAAATTGATTATTTTCTATTGATGTTGTAATTTCTATTTTCATTTTTTAACTAGGTATAGGTTTATTTTCATTTTTACCAACAAAATCAAAATCATCAGCTATTATGCTTGAATAATACTTGCCGTCTTTTTCTGTGTTTTCAATTTTGCCAATAATTAAAATTTCTTTCCCTTTACTAAAATACTTTTCTAAAATATCGGCTAGTTTTCCAAATGCAACTATGTTATGCCAACAAGTTTTTTCTACTTTATTCCCGTCTTTATCTTTATAGCTTTCGTCTGTTGCTATTGAGAATTTAACCATTGTATTGTTTCTTTGTAAATCATTACCAATACGCCCTTTTATTATCGCTTTATTTATGCTCATAAAAAATTATTTTTAATTGTTTGAAATATTTTTCCTTTTTCTTTTATTTTATTAATTATATTTTCATCTCGATTAATTCTAAATTTAATATACTCATTTTCGTTTATGTTTCTATTAAAATTATTTTCATCGTCATAAGTATCAACAGAAAGAAATACTAAATTAGCACTTTCCAAATTACTACACATTAATTGCGCTTGTATTTGCTCATAATTCTGTTTAAATTTCTTTTTTAATACTTCTGTATATTCTTTTTGATTTAATGACTTTAAAGGTTGTATTATGTCTAAAAAATCAGTTAGCCAAATAGTTTTCAACTCGTCAAAATCAACTATTAATCCATTCTCTATTTTGGCAAAATCGATGCTTGACGTAAAAATATCCATTTCTTCAAATGTTGCTTTCCATTGGCAAAAATAATCATTACTTAAAGTTAATAAATATCTTTGCTCTAAAATTGCACCAGTTCTCAAAGCATCAATAGGACTAGCAAAAGCATTGTAATTTTGCTTATCATCAGAAACAAATTTACGTATAAAATCTTGATAACCCTTTGTTTTATTATCCATTAAAAGATACTTAATATCGCCACTTCCTATATATAAATTCATAGTTATATAAGTTTTTTATCTGAATAAGTTTTATAAATAGCATTTATATTAGCCTCTGTCATATCATCTAAAGAACCAATATTAAAATATTTAAGCACTTCTTGAAGCAAAGAAATATTTTTTTCTAAATAATTAACAACTGCAATTCTTTTATCCGAAGTAGTTTTCTTTTGTTCTTGTTGTTTACTTTTTTCGTTGTCAGGGTCTTCTCCTGTTGCAATTTTATAAGCATTTAATAAAGCATATTTTCTAGCGTATGTAGATGCTTTACCAAAGCCTTTATCTCCACTATCTATACCTTTTCCAAAACTCTCTATTTCGATAAAACTGCTTATATCTTCTAAATCAATTATTTTTAAAGTTAATTTAATAGTATCAACATAAGTAATTTTTTCTTTTGCACCGTCCAAAACTTTTAATATTTCGGAGTTTATAAGTTCCTGTTTAATTGGAATTGATACAAGTTTATATTTTGTTTCTGCGTCTTTTACAGCCAAAGTAACATCTATATCGCTAACTGCTTTATAAGCATAATTTCCGCTACCAACGGTCATATCTTTTGTTATATTTCTAACCTCATTAGATACAAGTTGTATTTTTTCAAATAAATTATTTTTTTCACTCATTTTATTTAATTTTAAATATTAATTATTATTGTTTTAGTTCGTTATTTTATTATAAAACTCATCGCTAATATTAATGGTTTTAATTTCATTTATAGTTTTTGAAAATCTATCTATAATACCATTTACATAACGCCCTTTACCTCTATATTTATAATAAATATGTAAGTGGTTGCTATATGAAAATCTTATCCAAACTTTTTGATTTTTATTAAATCTTTTAGTTTTTTTAGTAGTTTTGAAGTAGCTAATGGTAGGCATCTTTATTGTTTTTAGTTATTAAATATACGAAATAATATCGAGATATTAAAATAGTTACTCATTTTTATACTTTATAAAAAAACTGCAATTTTCTTCTTCAAATTTGTTTAAATAAATTTCTTGATTAACAAGCATATCATTTATAAACTGAATAAACCTTACGCATTCTTTGCGCTTTGTACATTTATCATTGCTACAACGTGAAATGTCATTCGGGAGTTTGTTTTTCATTTAGATTATTTTTAGTGGATTTTTCAAGTTCTTCAAGTTCCAAAGTAACCTTGTTTAAGCTATTGCTATATCTGTTTATAAGACGTATAGTTTCATTCATTTCTTTTTGTAAGTCTAAAATTAAATTTCCAATGTGTTTAATTTGAAGCCTTTTTAGTTTTATTAATTGATTTGTTTTCATAAAAAAGTACCTATTAAAAGTCCTGCTACAAAAGAAATTATTGCTATTGTAGTTTTAGAAAATCTATCAAATAACATTGCTATTTCTTTTTCATCATCTTGTAAGTGGTTGTAGTTTTCCATAATTATAATTTTTCAAAATTTAATACTTCGGTATAATCTATACTATCGCTGTCGTATGATTTTATAAACTTCTCTACTGCTTCACGCTCATAGGCTGTCATATCTTTGAATGTACGCCCATTTACTTGCCATTTACCGTCTTTAAGCTCTACTGTGAATGTTATTTCCATAATTTATAGGTTTTGAATAAACATCGTTATTCGGGTTAAATTTTGGGTTAATTTTGTAGGCTACATTGCCTACTATATCGTGCAATCTTTTTAAATTGCTTATGTAAAATATTTCTTTTGTTGTCATTATAAATGTATTTTTAAATCGCTTTCCATTTCTTCGGCAAGCTCGGTTAAGCCTAATTCTTTTACAACTTCTATTATTAGTTTATGTGGGCAATTTGTAAATGATAACTCGATTTTGTCAAATTCTTTTCGCAATAAAAAACCAATATAACTCTTTGATTTGTCCGATAATTTTACTATATTAGCCATAGATTAAACGTTTAAATAAGTTGATAATATGCTTAAAACATCGTTTAAATGTTCTTTGATATTCGTTCGTTCTGCACAGACATCGCTCGGTAGTTCTGTAACTACTGCGCTTTCAAGTGTTAAATCATACTCGCAACCACTTGGCGGAGTGTCCCAATCGCCGTCAGAACTTGCAGAAGTAACTCGTCTGTAAGCTGAATATTCGATATGACCTATAAGCTCATTTCTATAAATAAGCTCGCAATCTCTGTAAATCATTTCATTATCATCGTCTGCATTGCCACTTAAATAGTATGACAAGTCTTTTTCTATACAAATAATAACAGCGTTTTTTAAGTTTTCTATTGTATTTTTCATTGTTTATTATACATTTTTAATTGTTCTTTTGTGTATGGGTTTATAGGATAATCATAAAGATTTTTATTAGGGTAACATTCTTTATAAAATATAAAATCTAATTCTTTACTATATAAAATTTTACCATCATTATTTTCTACAATTTGAGGATAACCACTCCAACCCAAAGCAACAGTTAATTTATCATAAAACTCCTTTGGTTTTAACTCCATAATTATTTGTTTTAAATTTTAGTGCCGTTGTGCCATCGAAAGCAGTTCCTAAAAAACCAACGGCTATATTGATTTTTACTTTTAAGCGTTTTTCAAAGTGGTATAATCAAAAACCCACCGCATTGTATTTTTATCTTTTCAGTCATTTTTCAAGAAGCTATAATACTACGCACTGACTATTCTTGGAAGTAAGCCCCAAGTGGCTATATTTTTTCAGTATGTCAAAGAGCTTTTGTATTACTCAACAAAGATACATTTATTTTTTAATCCCCCAAACAAAAAGGGATAAATTAATGTAATTTGTATTCATTCTAAATAAGATTTAAAAATAACGTGTTGAAAATTAGTTTAGTAGCATTTTATTTCGTAACTTTATACTTTAAGTTATTTGAAATATTGCTATATATTTTCGACTTCTTGCTGAATATAGTCTTTTAGGTCGTTGTAGTTCTTCTCGCTGAAATTGTGGTCTGTTACTTTATCGCTTGCTTTTTTATAAACAGTATCAACTCTATTTTTCATTGCTTTGGCTTGAATTTTAGGCGATATGCCAAGCCTATCAACTATGTTTTTTATTTTGTCTTTTGGCTCTTTGCTCATATAGAATTATATTTTTATTTTTAAAATATTTATCACATTTTCAAGTTCTTCAAGCGAATATTTGCTATAATCTGTATATTCTAAAACCTTGATTAATTTATTTTTTTTATACTTATGTTTTAATACATCTGTTTCTAAATGATAAAATACAGGAGAAAAACCACTCCCACCAATCAATTTTGCCTTACTATTTATTAATTCAATATTGAATTTACGGAAACCGCTAAAAGCCATTTTAGGCGTTAATCTATCTATTTTAACAACATCTTGTATGACCCCATATTGAATATTATACAAAATATCGCCTACTTCTAATTTGTTATCTTTCATTATTGTTTCATTTTGATATAGCAAAGATATAACTATTTTTTAAACCCCCAAACAAAAAGGGATAAAATATTAAATTATTTTCATATTACTATATTTTACAGGCTTTCACGTTGTAGGAAAATCTTACAAAATAAAACCTACACATATAAAACCATAAAAAAATAACACTTATTTAGAATAATTATAAATAATATTGCTACATTTGTAGCTAAATAACACAAAAAATATATTAAAAAATGGGAAAACGCAAATACATAGAAACTCCCAATAAGATGTGGGAGTACTTCCAAGCCTACAAAAAAGAAGTAAAAGACAGTCCTATACTTGTGCAAGACTATGTAGGGAAAGACGGAACAGCGGTTTATAGACAAAAAGAAAAACCTCTTACATTAGATGGTTTCGAGTGCTGGTGTGCCAATAACGATATTATAGAAGATTTAAGCCAATATTTCGCAAATACCGAACAAAGGTACGCAGATTATCAAACTATCTGCTCACGTATAAGAAAAGAGATAAGAAACGACCAAATATCAGGTGGTATGGCTGGCATCTACAATCCAAGCATCACGCAAAGACTTAATAACTTGGTTGAACATCAAGAAGTGAAAGCAAATATTACAACAACACCAATTTTCGGCAACAATCCACTTGACAAAATATAACTGTGCTAAATTAGTATATATAAAACGCTGGGAAAATAGCTATGTTTGTTAAAATGATATACATTTTATGGTAGAAAATGACTTCACATATAAACCTACAACAGCATTTTGGAAAATCCAAAAACTGATAAAAGACGGTATATCTAAATTTAAAGACAAAGAGCAAAAAGTTTTTATAATTCAAGGCGGACAAGGGGCAGGCAAAACCATTGCTATACTGATGCTGTTAGCAGATTATCTACAACGAAACAAAGCAGAAGGAACTATTTGCTCTGCGGAATTAACAAAGGTAAAAGATACAGTTTTAAATGACTTTGTAAAAATAATGCAAGACTATAATCTTTTCGATTACCGAAAATATGATAAAACACGCTCAAAGTACGTGATTGATAGCGGGCATTTCGTGGAGTTTATAGGACTTGACAAAGAAGATATAGGGAAGGGGCGTAGAAGAAAATTTGTTTATATTAACGAGGCAAACAAAATCACACAAAAGCAATACAGTGATATTACAGCAAGGGCGGAGATAGTTATAATCGATTTTAACCCCGACAAACACTTTTGGGGTCACGATTTAATAAATGATTTCAACTTTATAAATTTAACCCACAACGACAATGAGTATTTAAGTGATAATGAGCGCAACAATATTTTAGCTTATTATGAAAAAGGCTACAATCCTGATGGAACAGTAAAGAATGAGTTTTGGGCAAACCAATGGCGAGTTTATGGCTTAGGCGAAATAGGTAGCATCGAGGGCCGTGTGTTTACGCATTTCAAAGAAGTTGATGCTATGCATTTCTTGAAATTACCGTTTAAGTCGCATTATGGCGTCGATTGGGGAGTAAACCATAAATTTGCAATAATCGAGGGCAAGTATGATAGAGATACAAATACAATCTATTACCACGAATTAAATTATAAAAGCGAAAATGAATTAATATCTGAACTACCAAGCGAGTACGTTGCTAAAATGAATGAGAATGGCGGTATAATCAAACATACATTTGAAAAACTGCAAATCCCTAAAAATGCAGATATAGTATGCGACTGTGCAAATCCTGAAAAGATATTAATATTAAGAAAATATGGCTGGGAGCGAGCCTATGGAATAGCAAAACCAAAAGGCAGTATAATGAGTGGTATATCATTGATGCAAGGTACAAACGTTTATTATACATCAACTTCTAACGGTATAAGATTAGAACAGCAAAACTACTCCTACGCCAAAGATAGATTAGGAACTATTGATGATGAAGTCATAGACGATTTTAACCATTCATTAGATGCTTGCCGTTATTTGCGCAAACATTTTGAAACAAGAAAATAAAAAAAGTTATTATTATTTAGACTAAATAAAAATAAAGTATTATATTTGCGATTGTAAAAGGTTAATTTAGAGTAGTTAGGTTTTTTAATATTGTAATTTTGCTACCTCAATTTTGGTAGGATTGAGGTAGTTTTTTAAAAAAGCAAATGGCATATAATTTTAATTTATCATTCGGGAGAAGTTTACCTAATTTCGTTGAGCGAGATGTAAAAGGCAACTGGTTTTACTCAATGCTTTTCGGAAGTAAAAAGAGAGGTGGCTTCAAGGACTATGAATGTATGCTAAATGAAGTTTTGCAAAACCCAGCAATTTTAAAAGTACTTACATTTAGAGCTGATGTTTATTCACAAGTTAGAATAGACAGCTACAAAAATGATAAAATAGACAAAAAAAACATTCTTTTTGATATACAAAAACGCCCTAATTATTGGCAAACGTGGAGCGAGTTTCATTTTGATGTAGAGTTTTATCGTTGTTTAGGCAGTGCTTATATATACAAACAAGGGGAAAGTGTTTATTGCTTAAACCCAGCTAAAATCAAAATTGACAAAACCACACAAGAACTTTACCAAAGATTGATATTCTCGCAAGGCGCAGTAAGAGATTTTAAAGGCAAAACATTCAAATACAAACTTAACGATAATAAAGAAACTATACTTGAATTATCTAACTTATATATTTTAAGTGATTTAACAGGTAGTTTAAGTAACGACTTCTTTGCACCACCAAGCCGTTTAGAGAGCTTGTACCAAGTAGCTATTAATGGTAATTTAGCGATAGCTTCAAAGACAAGAAATTTAGAGTTTACCCAAACATATCTAGTAAGTGGGCAACATAATAGCAGTGACACATCTTCTGTACCTATGGGAGAAAAAGAAAAAGATGGCATTGAAAAAGGTTTATTAGGACAAAGAGTAATACACGCCACAGAAAGCAAAGTAGATTTTACTCATTTGGTAAGTAACTTAAAGGCGTTAGGACTTGACGAAAGCTATTTAGCTGATTTAACTATTGTAGCTAATATGTACGGTGTTGATACAGATGTTTTAGGTATTAGTACAAAAAAATCTAGCTATGAAAACAAAGAAAAAGGCATAGGGGCGTTTATAGACTATACCTTAATGCCAAAAGTTCAGCAACTAACGGAATTGTATGAGCAAATTTATGAACTTGAAGATGTAAGAGGAACTTTTGAACATTTACCATTTAATCAAATATTCAAAGCTGAAAAGGTAACAAATGATAATAATAAACTTACCAACTTGAAATTAGCACAGGAGTTGGGGGTTGATGAAAAGATATTAAAAGAAAAAGCAACTTTAATAATTGGCGAGTAATGAGTGATATTGGTAAAGAAATACAAAAAATAGATAAAATGCTACAAAATGAGCATTTGCCCGAAGATTTAAGAGCATCTTT